CTAGATGATGCTGGAAACTATATGGAAGCTGCTAGAGCAGCAGGAGACCTCATCTCGATCGTTGATCGAATTGATACGGGAGCTCTTGATTCAAAGTCGATAGAAAACGTTCGTTCCTCGGCAAGGGCTTTAGGTGAGGTAATCGCCAACCTGCCCCTACCGTTTGGAAGTGATACGGAGAAGGTTCGCTACAGCGATCTTCCTCCGGCCCTTAGAGGTCTTATCGATGACATGATCTCAAGGGTAGAAGAAAAGATAGGAAAGAAGGATGCGGACGAGGCTACTGTAGACCTTAAGTCATTCATGTCCGGGGGCGACTACTACTCCCAGGCTGAGATCTCATCACAGATGAGCAAACTTCTCCGACTCTTAACTTAGAAAGTAATATATTATTCAATCCAGGTGGAGTGCCTCCCACGCACAGATGCGTTCGGAGTCCCTCGGCCTTGGACTGATTAGCGAATGAACAACCTCGTTCATCATGACTGGCCCGGAGGAGGGACAGTGGACCGTATAAAACAACAGCTTGACATGCTGGCTGAGTTGAGCGATGAAGATGTCGCGCAACTGCAGACTGACATAGTCGGCGAATTCGAAACGGTTGAGAAGGAAGATCCTACTCCTCAGACAGTAGATGCAATGACATCTCTTGCTGACATGCTTGACACAGTTCGTAGTGAAGTAAGCCGTCGTGAAGCTTTAGCTCAAGAGCTAGCAACACGTGCAGCCGAAGCCGCTATGCGTGTTAAGGGTGAAGCAGAAGGTGACATGCCTGAAGGCGAAACCGAAACCCCTATGGAAGAAGATATGAAGCCGGCTGAAGAGCCAGCTGCAGAAGATTCTGACATGGATAAAAAGGAAGAGGAAAAACCAATGGCTGAAGCATCAACTGCTGCAGAAGTAGCATCTGAACTTTCAACTCAAGTATCAGAAACAACAATCGTAACTGAACCAACCGTAGAAGCCGCAGCGGAGGTAACTCCAGCTGCTGAACTTGCAGTTGAGGAAGTACCAACACCAGCAGAGACTGTAGTAGCTCCAGAAGCTCCTGTAGTAACTGTTGAAACTCCTGAGGCAGTGGCTGCCTCGGTAGAAACAACAACCCCTGAGGCACCTGTAGCTGTAGAAGCTCCAGTTGAGGCAGAGGCTGTTGTAGCAAGTACAGAAACAAGCGAAGCACAAATCGTGCAGGAAGATCAGGAGGCACCAGTGACCGCCGCCGCAAATAACGAACCGGCAGCTTCAGTAGAAGTTATTGAAGCTCCAGCTGATCGCCGCCCGCTAAACCAAACTTCAGCGGCTCCCGTAGCAATTACGGCTGGCGCTGACATTCCTGGTTATACAGCAGGCAGTGCATTATCAGACATGAAGGCCGTTGCAGAAGCAATGTCCAAGCGTCTACATGGCCTACGCCGTGTAAACGGTGGAGATGGAGAACAACACATCGTTGCATCTATCACCACACAATACTCAGAGGACCGCACCCTTACACAGGATGCAGAAGCCAACTGGGATAAAATCCAAGCAGTATCTTCACCAGAGGCGATCGTAGCTTCCGGTGGACACTCTGCTCCATTTACCGTTAAATACGACATCTTCGGAGTCGGAACAACAGAGCGCCCAGTGCGTGACTGTCTTCCTCGCTTCCAAGCTGATCGTGGCGGTATTCGTTTCATTACGCCTCCAGTACTATCTGACTACGATAACGCAGTCGGCGTCTGGACAAACGTAGTTGATACAGCACCAGATACAGCAACAAAGGCAAGCCTAACAGTATCAGCAGCAACAGAAAACACAGTTGCTACCGATGCAGTTACATTGCAATTGCAATTTGGTAACCTAATGACACGTGCCTACCCTGAATTGATCGCTCGTCACAACGAGTTAGGTCTTATTCAACACGCACGTGAGGCTGAGACACAAATCCTAAGCCGCTTGACTACATTGTCAACAGCAGTTACAAGCACATCCTTAATTGGTATGGGCCGTGACTTCTTGGTACAACTTGGTCGTGCAGCTGCTCAATACCGTGGACGTCACCGCCTTGCAGCGGACTTCCCACTACGCGCAATTATCCCAGCATGGGTTAAGGACGCAATGGCAGCAGATCTAACTATCGCAGCTCCTGGTGACAACACCTTGAACGCGTACGCTGAGATCGACGGATTTATCGCATCACGCGGTATCAACCCTTGCTACACACTTGATGGTTCAGCGATGACTGGCTCACAAGGTGCAAACGCCATGAACGAGTTCACCGATACATTCGTGTGGTACTTGTTCGCAGAAGGAACATTCTTGTTCCTAGATGGCGGCACACTGGATCTCGGAATTATCCGCGACTCCACGCTTGTTGGAACCAACGACTACAAGATGTTCGTTGAAACCTTCGAAGGTGTTGCTAAGGTTGGCGTTGAATCACTTAGAGTGACATCAACTATCAACGTTAACGGCGTTGCTGCAGCTCTACGCGACACTACTGGTGGCGCAACAGCAGCGGCTATCGAGTACTAAGCCGTAACCCATTTGTTGAAGGGGAGCCTGGAAACGGGCTCCCCCGATACAATAAGTAAAACGATATTTTAGATTAGGAATAGAACACATGGCCTTTAATGGAACGTTTGAAGCTCCAAAGATCATTCCTTCAGCGTTTGGTCTTCTAGCGGTAGCTAAGCCAGAGAACGGCATAGACGAGGACAAGTGGGTACGTGGTTTTGCACAGGAGTGGGAAACTACCCCTGAGATAGTAACAAACTATGACGCCACAGACGACACCAACTATACTGTTGCTACAGTGACACCGATTTACTACGACGAAATTGACCCATTTTTTATTGAGGTAGATGAGACGCTATCTACATTTAGTTTTAACTCCATTGACCGCGTAGCACGCATCGTCCGCCAACTTGAGGGTGTATCCCAAAAGGCCATTGAGGCAGAACTGTGGGACGGCACGATAAGAATTGGAGAAAGTCACAACAACAAGGCATTGGTTGACCCAGCCGCCACGATATTAAACTCAGGAACCGCGCTATCGGCTAAAAGAGCTCTTGCGCTGTTAGAACATACGATTGGTACCACGTCTCCAGCAGGTGAGCAAGGAGTAATTCACATGACCCGCGACGTTGCCGCGCTGCTCGCGAGCGACAGCCAGCTAATCTTCCACGAAAAAGGAACGGATCACCTGCAAACACTTACAGGAACTCCAGTTATCGTTGGATCAGGGTACTCCGGCGCAGGACCAACTGACGCTGCAGGGTCCTCAGAGACACCTACCGCAATAAACAAATGGATGTACGCCACCGGACAGGTCAGGGTATTCCTTGGCAAGCCGGATGTCGTAAACGACAGCATAGCACAGGGCTATGATGTATCTGGTAATCAAAATGATGTGCGTCTAAAGGCGATCCGCCCGGCCGCAGTTTACTTTGATACCTCTATTCACTTATCAGTCAGAGTTGATCTGACGTTATAGAATAATCTCTAGTAAACCGCCTCTAAAAAGGAGAAAATAAACAATGGCAACACAAGAATACGCCGCGAGTATTCAGGGTGTGTCGATTCGAGTAACTCGTCTTGACGCGTCTGGTAATCTCCTGAACACAGCAGGCGACAGCTACACCACATCAGGCTTCATGCGTCTCTCATTCACACCAGAATATGAAGAGGGCGACGAAATAACAGAAAAGGGCGCTGACGGAACAGTCTGCGTAACCTACAAGGCACCGGATACACTAAAGCGTATCACCATGGAAATTGCGATCTGCGAGCCAGACCCAGAGTTAACACAACTTATGTCAGGCGGCTTGTTACTACGCAAGAACACTGGAACGTTTGCTTCACCAGATCGTAAGTCAATCGGTTGGTCTTCTCCTTCAACTGGCGATGATCCAGCAGGATATGGCGTTGCGATCGAGTGCTGGTCTCATGCTATCATTGATGGAAAGAAGGCAGCAACACTTCCTTACTTCCACTGGGTATTCCCATACGCCAAGCTTCGTCTTTCAGGTGACCGCGTAATTGAGAATGGTTTGCTTGCAAACACATTCGAAGGTTACGGCCTTGGCAACACGGCATTTTCTTCAGGACTAGATGAGCGCTGGGAGTTCCCAACAGCAGCAGAGCGTCCGTATTCGTACGCACGTGCTGACTGGGCTCCAACCGGACGCAAGGGCTTCTACAGATGGCATGGAGAAATTTCAAAGACTGTCTCAAACGTTGCTCGCACGGGCACGACTGCTACAATCACTACCTCAACGGCTCATACCCTTGAAGTTGGTGACTCAGTAGTTATCGCAGGTCTAACTAACTCTGCTCTCAACGGTACATACACAATCGTAACAGTGCCAACAACAACAACGTTTACCTACGCAACTACAACGACTGGAACCATTGCCTCTACAGCAGACAGCGGCACAGCGGTAGTTGCTCCAAACAGTCGTGCAGTTACAGACTTTACCTCACAGGGCTCAACTACAGCGTACAACGTACCTGGAAATGAGAACTTCAATGAGGATAATGCTATTGATTACATCATTGCTTCAACCGAGGATCCAGTAGCTTAATTAAAGGTAGATGTGCGGCATGCCGATGTGTAATAATTTATACACAGGCATGCCGCTCCTTTATTAGAATAAACTAACGACGAGTAGACGAGGAACGATAAGTGTCAAACTTATGGGTAGGCGTAGAAGAGCTTGACGACTACGCTGATAGCGAGTACGCCTATGAGGCGGTAAAGACAGCCTCCCAACTTCTTTGGTCATTGTCAGGTAGAAAATACAGCGGAACAACTACCGTAACTGAGAAGTACATCTGTTCATCTAGGGCGTATCGCCTAGGACAGTCCTCTAAGAACTACACCGCCGAGCTTGTGCAAGGCCAGATCTACAACATACCTTTTGACGAGTTTGATGACTACGCGGAGATGACAACCGACGGAATGTCTCCGTCATCGAGACTAAGACTACGCGGACGTCCTGTTCAACAGGTTCACTCCGTGCGCGATAGAACCGGCAGCATAGTTAGCCCTAGTCGCTATTACCTAGTTGATCACTCAACCCTACAGGCACGCTCAGGTGTTCCCTGGACACCCTGCAACATCGAGGTTACGTATTCATATGGCTCTCCTGCACCTGCGCTTGGACGAGCCGCGGCGCGTGTTCTTGCGACAGAGTTTGTTAAGTTATGGAACGGTGACGAGTGTGACCTTCCTTCCCGCGTTACCTCGGTAGCACGTCAAGGAGTCTCATACACAATTCTTGATAACCAGGACTTCATCGACGACATGCGAACAGGTCTATACGTCGTTGATCTATTTTTAAAGTCAGCCAACCCAGACAAGGCAAGGGCAAAGGCTAAGGTGTTCTCGGTTGACGTGCCACGTGCACGTCGCATGGTTGCCAAACCAGCCGTGCTTCCAGTAAGTAATCTTGACATGTTTATCACCGGCGTAGAGGGTGGAACCGTGGACGTTAGCATTGACTACCTAAACGCTGGGTTCCTAGTTACGGATCCTACCTGGATTCCTTACCTTAAGATAAATAACTACAGCTCCACGAGCTCGGTTGAGCTTGAGTCAAGCTCGGTGTCAATCAACACGATAACAAACGACATAACAAAGAACATAACGTTTAAGCAGTTGGTTGATAACTTTGCAACGATCACAACCAGCGCTACGCATGGATTTGAAGTTGGAGATCTAGTTACCATCGCCGGAATAAACTCTACGTTTAACGGCAGCTACTACATCACCGAGGTACCAACCACAACGACGTTTATCTATGCACGAGATGAAGATCAACGCGTTAATGACATTGCCTACGGCGCAGACACCGGAACCGCAACGGTAACAAACGAGTCACGTGACACCCTAACCTTATCAGTTACGTATGACGAGGCGTATAACTACGTCGGCTTCCTTGACCCAGGAACCTGGGATCTATACGCAGATAGAACGGTTGGAGCTACCACAGAGACCGTGTATATTGGCTCTGGAAATCTAACACTTCGACTAGCAAACAACCCAGTACCTACATACACTATCGGAAATTAACCTAGGGACCTAAAGGACGAATTATGGCAATAGTAAACATTGACGGTGTAAGTGCGGGTGCACTTAACCTAAAGAACCTGATGGACGGAGTTCTTGAAAAGACCGTTGAGGTCTTTGAGGAGTATAACGTTCCTATACCTTCAAGACAGTTTTGGACCGTAGGAGAGCCCGCGATCGACTGCGAGCAGCTTGTTGTTTCATTTATTCAAACGTATCTAGGACTTCCCGGTAACCAGGCAAGCGAGCCTCAACGCTGTCAGACGGTGCGTAGCGCCGTACTTACGATATCGATATCCCGCGAGATTCCTGTAGTTGGAGTTAACGGAAAGGCTCCTACCGGAGACAAGATCGAGGAGGCATCTCGGATCGCGGTGGTTGACGCGTGGATGTTCATGGAGTTAATAAACAAGTTAGATCAGTGGGAACCAGGCGAGTTTGGTTTAGGTGTTATCGCCACCGCTGACTCAAGTGGATTTGACGGTGGATTTCAAACTACCGCGATGCAGTTAACGATGGTAGTTCCATAATGCCGTTGTTTGGCATAGTACGCGATAGTCCTTTTATATTTCTAGGGCAACGGTATGCGCGTGGTATCAGAAGAGCAGGCAGAGTGCCTACTGGGCGCGGCGCGGCAAGAGTATTTCCGTCTCCAGCTAGGATCAGTTTTGGAAAACCACTTGTTATATTTAGACGAGGTCCACTTGACAACCTTCTAAACTCTCCTCGTGGAGAGGTAGGACGCTATCTATTTGAGCGTGGCACGCGTGTACTAGTTGCGGCAAAGTCACAGGTTGGAGTCAAGACCGGAAGGTTAAAGGCCTCGATCAACATGAGACAATACCGCTCTGTAGGCGGTCAGTCACTGAAGATCGGTTCTCCGCTTAGCTACGCCTTAATACACCATGAAGGTACAAGACCGCACATAATTACTCCAGATCGAGCAGAATTTCTACGCTTCTCTTCTAGGGGAAGAGTCGTCTATACTCGAGTAGTAAGACACCCTGGAACTAAGCCTAACAAGTACCTCGCCGACAACCTTTATTTGATAAGATAAGAGAATTGAGACGACCGTCTCGATAAAGACACAAACAAACAACGGAGGAAGAAATAATGACTAAATACAGAGACTTTGGCTCTGGCAAAAGTACCGGTGAAGTTGAACCTGTAACCTTTAAGATTCACGACGAGGAATTTTCGTGTCGTACTGAACTACAAGGTAAGGCACTTCTTGACCTAGTAGCTCAGTCAAGCTCAGAGGATCCAGCCCAGGCGGCAAAGACAATAGGTAACTTCTTTAAGAACGTTCTTCTTGAGGAAAGCTACAAAAGATTTGACTCTCTTCTTACATCTTCAGACAAGATCGTATCGGTAGAGACTCTTGCCGAGATCTCAGGTTGGTTGGTCGAGGTGTACGCAGGACGCCCGGAAGAGGAGCCAAAAGTCTCCTAACCTGGGGAGTTGACCTTTGGCCTTATGTTAATGGAAAAGCACTAGTGAACGGAATAAACTTGAAAGAGATGAGCGCATCGGACATGCTTGACGTTCTGCACTACTTCCTTGAGGATGACATGAACTTTTCATCCGCAGAGCAGGCAGACGCAAAGGATCGTTCTCGTGAGATCATCTACAGAGATCTTTATAACCACTCCTACGCTTACTCCAACACCCAGGAAAGAGCAAACGCTAAATACTCAGCAGGAGGACAAAACTTCACGAAGGATTTTGATCTTTCCGCGGTTGATGAGGAAAAGATTCAGGTGTTTGATCCGATGAAGAAGCCGCCTAAACCTTTTGTTCCTACTACACAGGTGAACGCATCGGCAGCAAGACCATTTGGCTCAGTTCTAGACGAACCAATGTCTAGATAGTAAAAGACTAAAAACAGAAAGGAGGTGAGTAAAAGATGGCAATAGTCGGAGATGCCTATATAGTTGTTAAGGCGATAACCACTGGCTTTGAGTCAGAGGTTCGTCGTGCGGCAAGCGGAATTGATCTTGACAGACAAGGCCG